TGATTTTAGCGTTGGCGTTAAAGTAGATGCATGGGATAACAAGGATGGCGTTATGGCTATCAGCGCATCAAAATTAATTGAAGTTTCACTCGTAACTGAAGGAGCAATCCCAGGAGCCGAAGTGGAAAAGGTCGCAGCTACTGAAACACCTGGTACAGCTGCAACCGAATCAACCCCGGAACCTCAAATTGAGGAACCTAAGACCGAAGGAGATGACCTAGTGTCAGAAACCGTTTCAGAGGCAGTATCAACCGAGACGGTTGAAGCTGCAAAGTCAGATGTAACTGCTGCGACAACACGTCCAGTCTTTTACACAAATCCACGCGTCAACCTTGACGTAACAGCAGGTCAGTTTGCAATGGCACAGATCCAGGCATCACGCGGTGACGCAGATGCACGCGATCTAGTTGCTGCTCTACAGGTTGCAACAGTTGCTGAGAACACAGGTATGGTTCCACCTAACTACCTAAAGGATGTTATCGGCGTCATCGATAACTCACGTCCATTCATCGATTCAATCGAGACAGCAGCACTTCCAGCATCAGGCATGAAGGTATTCACACCTAAGTTGGGAACAAAGGCAACAGTTGCAGTAACAGCAGAAGGTGCAGAGTTTTCATCATCAGACACAACAGTAACCTTCCAAGAGGACACAGTTGTTAAGTTCGCAGGTGCTGGCATCATCGATGTTGAGTTGCTAGACCGCTCAGACCCAGGATTCCTAGATCTATATCTACGTGAGTTGGCTGAGTCATACGCACAAAAGACAGATGCATACGCAGCTCAGATTGCATCACAGAACGCAACACAGTCATCAGCAGCAACAATCTACGCAGCTATTGCAAAGGGTATTGCTGATTCATTTGGCGTAATGCGCTCAACACCAAACCGTCTACTTGTTGCAAACACAGGTGGCGAGGATGGTATCGATTTCGCTGGCTTGCTAGGTGCAGTTGATGGCTCAGGTCGTCCACTATACGCAGCAGCAGCACCATCAAACGCTAACGGTCTTATCACACAAGGCTCAACAGCAGGATCAGTCGCAGGACTTGGACTTGTTGTGGATGCTAACTACACAGGTGACGATGCAAACGCAAAGCACGCTTTGGTTTACCCATCAAATGCAATGCGTTTCCATGAGAGCAACAAGATCGAACTACGCGCAAACGTAGTTGCAAACGGTCAGGTTGAAATCGGTCTATACGGATACGTCTGCGTAGTAAACCGTTACCCAGCAGCGTTCCGTAAGTTGAACGTAGCCTAATCACTTAATCATGCCCCGGGGGTTGCTCCCGATCTCCGGGGCAGTCGTTTAGAGAGGACGAAATGCCAAGTATTATCACAGCAGCACAGTTGAGAACGGTGCTTGGTGTTTCGTCTGCTCTTTACAGACGCGTATCTTGATGACATCATCGATACATCTGAGGCGGTTATCCTGCCTTTACTTACTACTTTTGCATCACCAGTTGACAAGGTTTCGCTGACTGACAATGTCGCAACCTTCGACACAGTAGGAATCCATGAGTTCACAGAGGGACAATCAGTTGTCATCGCAGGATGCGGGACTCCATTTAACGGCACTCGAACAGTCAATGCTGATGTCGATGCGTACACATTTACAGCAGACATCACTAATGCCGATGTCCTTGAACGCAACGTCATCCCTAGCGGATCCGCAACACTTACAGGCGCTTCGACTTATGTTGGAGTTGCAGCGGTCGAATCCGCAATCATCGTAGTTTCAGTTGAAGTATTCCAATCTCGTACCGCTCCTGGTGGACAGATTGAAGGCGTAGATTTTGCTCCGTCTCCTTATCGTATGGGACGCAGCTTGTTTAACCGTGTTGTGGGTCTCTTAGGTCCATACATCGATGTCGAGACAATGGCGCAGTAATGCCAAGCACAATTCTCTCGGCTGTTCGTACTCCTCTTGCTACTGCTCTCGCTGGGGTTTCAGCAAACGTATTTGCATACGTTCCTGAGTCGATTCCAGCGCCTGCAGTTGTTGTCGTACCGGATTCTCCATACTTGGAGTTTGACACCATTGGCAAGGGAACCTTTCGATGCAAGATCAATATGACGATTACTTGCTGCGTTGCTTACAACAGTAACCCAGCATCACTCGATAATATTGAGCAATTAATCACAAGTGTTGTGGCGGTCATACCAAATGGATATGAAGTCCAGGCGGTTGATCGACCAACAGTTACAACAGTAGGCGCTAGTACATTGCTAGTCGCAGATATACGCGTGTCCACTTGGTACACGCAGACAGCATAAGGAGAAATCATGCCAACAACCGTAATCACGGGGCGCGACCTAGTCCTGACTATTGCAACGGTAAATTACGATGCGCAGACGACTAGCGTCACACTCACAAACTCACCAACTATCGACGTGTATCAGACACTCGATGGCAAGGCTTACAAGCACGTTGATGACCAATGGGAACTCTCTATTGATCTACTTGCAGACTGGGGCGCAGCTTCATCACTATTTGAGGCAATGTGGACAGCATGCGAATCAGCACCAAACACAACTCTTGCAGTTTCATTAACTGCAGTTACTGGTGCAGTATTTACTTGCAACGTTTTGCCAGTATTCCCATCAGTAGGCGGAGCAGCTCCAGGCGCTCAGACTGACTCATGGACTCTTACAGTAGTAGGAACACCAACCGAAAACTTCGCTTAACATCTAACAAACGGGAGCAAAGATGAAAAAGTCAATAACAATTACATACGCGTCGGGGGATCAGGCGACTTACATCGCCTATCCGCCTGATTTTGCAAAATGGGAAATGGCTAACAAAAAGTCCATCACCGAGTTTTCAGGAATGTATGACTTGCTATTTGTTGCACATAGCGCTATGAAGCGCGAGGCAGGTGGTAAGCCAACTAAGTCCTTGGAGATTTGGATGGAATCTATTGTTGATATTGAAGTAGGCACCGATAGCCCAAAAGCCATCAGCGAGGAAGTATCAGCCGACTCCTAGTTGAGTTAGCAATAGCAACTCGGATTCCTATGAGCGAGTGGACATCCGCTGAGGATATCCTTACGGCAATAGAGGTATTGGAGGAGCGCAATGGCAACTGACCCAATCAGTTATGATAAGCAGGAATTGCGTGGAATCATCAAAGCCTTTAAAGCCATGGATGAGGCAGCTGTTGAAGCTGCTAAAAAGGAATCATCTGCTCTTGCTGAATATGCTTCTGAACAGATTAAGAAAACGGCAGCGACTCGCGAGGTTTCAGGTATTGCTGCTCGTCGTATTGCTGATGGAGTTTCGATAAGCAAGTCGAGTAAGGTCGGTGAGTTTTCTTACGGTTTTGCTCGTCAAAAGTTTTCAGGTGGCGGTTCAACTTTGGATCTGCTTTACGGTATGGAGTTTGGCTCCAATCGTTTCAAGCAGTTCCCAACCCGTACACCAAAGAAGGGCAACGGTAACTCCGGTTACTTTATTTACTCTACATTGCGAGCGATCCAGCCGGATCTCATTAAGCAATGGGAGGAAGCATTTGATCGCATCTTGAAGGAGTGGGACTAATGGCAGGTAATAGAACTCTCAAACTCTCGATTCTTGCTGATGTTGATAATTTAAAAAAGAGCCTTAATTCAGGCGCTGAGGATGTTCAAACCTTTGGTAGTAAGATTGAGAATTTTGGAAAGATTGCCGGTGCCGCGTTTCTTGCTGCTGGTGCAGCTGCTGCTGCATATGCCGCCAATTGAATAAAGTAATCGTCGATCCACTCGCGCTTTTTGATCTTGTTGCTTTGTTTGAAATCCATAATAGCAGGTTCACCTTTCCAGGTGCCTACTAGATCTGTAGTGCCGGCATATAGCCCACTGTAATACAAGGGTACTTCACTGCCCCAAAATTCATCGGCATGGTGTAACCCTTCTAGAATCACTTTTGCTGCCATGAACCACGAAGGTTGTGCAAATGGGTTGGCGGGAAAATCACCTATGTCGTTGTTCTTGACATAGCGTTCAAGATAGGTGTGCATCCTGGTGCCACGATTGGCTGCTTCTGTTGTAATCTGTTGGGCACGCTCTGCACCCACTCTATTGCGCCATTCCTGTAGTGCCTGCCGCGCTTCTGCGGGTTTGGTTTTCTCCAAAATGGTAGTGACACTGGGTACACGGCTACCATCTGGCAATGCATAATGTCGTTTGCCCTCTAGTGTTTCTCTTGCTAGTGGAACGTAGTTAAATTTATGAGTGATCATTTAGATTGTAAAGCTTTCGCCGCAGCCGCAGCGAGCTTTTTCTTGAGGGTTGATGAACTCAAATCCTTCATTGAGTCCTTGTCGTTTGTGGTCCATAACAAGACCATTTAAATACGGAACGTCTTTACCATTGACCCATACTGTAACGCCGTGACTTTCATATTGTGTCCAGTCTGGTGTTACCGGAGCAGCATCCATATACTCCAGTTTGTATGCTAGACCTGAGCAACCTGTGGTTCTGACACCAATACTGATACCAAGGCCTTGACCGCGTTTTTCAATATGCTTTAACACTTTTTTTGCAGCCACTTCAGTTAATTGTATCATGCTTGGCCTTGTAGTCCGCTATAGCTGATTTTATTGCATCCTCTGCCAGTATTGAACAGTGAATCTTAACCGGAGGCAATGCAAGCTCTTCCGCAATTGCACTGTTTTCAATCAGATTTGCTTCATCCAGTGTCTTACCTTTGAGCCATGTGGTAACCAAGGACGAACTAGCAATTGCCGATCCACAGCCGTAGGTTTTAAATTTAGCATCTGTAATGACATTGTTTTCTAC